TTTATTAGATAAACAACAAAGACCTTTACGATTAAGACCATTACAAATGGATATTATTGTTAAAGCTTTAACTTATCCAGATGGCAACCCTGATAAACAGCGTAAATTAGCTATTTTAGCGCCTAGAGGGAGTGGGAAATCGTGGGCATTGTCGGTAGCAGCGGTTATCTTTATGTTTTTTAACCGATTTAGGGACTTAGTTTTTGTATTGGCACCGACAGAAGACCAGTGCGCCCTGATTTTTGACTATTGTTTGCGTCACTTTAAAGATAATAAGTTTTTAGACAGCTTAATAGGTAACTATAAACTACATAATAAGCCTCATATTAAGATGAAGGGGGGTACAATCCTGCGTAGGGCACCTGTAGCGCCTTCAAATCAAGGACAATCCATTAGAGGACAGCACCCAACACTTTTAATAGTAGACGAGTCACCTTTAATAGCAGATGAGTTGTTTATAGACAACGTTGAACCCGCAATTGTAGCTAATAAGGCACCATTTATCAACCTTGGTACTCCTAAAAGCAAGGAAAACCATATGTATCGGTATTTGTTTGACGAAGGGTATCAAGATACCTTTACACGGTTACATTATACGTGGCGAAATGCTATTGTAAAGGGAGAAGCTTATTCATCTCCTTATGATGAAGAAGAAATGTTAAATAAAATGACAGAATGGGGAGAAGACTCCATTCATTGGAAAACTGAATACGAATGTGAATTTGTGGAAAGTATATCAAATGTATTTATACCAGATAATTTAAGAAAGTGTTTAGATGACTACGAACTTATTACCCCCGAAACCATCGCCACCGTTGGAGACACAGGAAAAAATAATACTGTGGCTGTTGACATTGGCAAATCTGTTAATTCTACTGTCATTAGTGTATGGCGTACTGAAAAAGCCGATGATGGAAATATTGCAAGATTATTATATTTGGAAGAAATCGGGCCTAAGTCTGGTGGACACGATATACCTTACCAAAGACAGCGAATTATGGAAGTTGCTGATGTTTTTACCGCTGCTCGTGTTATTATTGATGCTACGGGGATTGGAGGTGCTATTGAGCAAGAAATAAGGTTAGAGTGTATACCTAGAAGTATACATTTCCTACCTTTCGTGTTCACTGGTGGTCCAAGGGGGTCAAAAACTTATGCTTACCGTGATTATGTATCATTTGTGCAAAAGACTGCTATTAGGATACCAAATATGGACGTCCAAGAAGGAAAGGCCAAAAAATTAATGTGGAAATGGTTTAGAGAACACGTTACACTAGAATATGTGATGGATTCTACCCAAAAAACTGAGAAAATATCTGCACCTAACGGAAAACACGACGATTATTGTGATAGTAGTGTAATGGGGGTACATTCAGCTCTTTCTATGCTTCCAGCTAGTGCAACTTTGACTGGAGCAGTAGTAAAAAAGAAAACATCACAACCTAGAGCCCGGAAAAGGGGCGGTAGTGGATTAATTAGTACTGGAAGACGGTCTATAAATGCAAATAAGAGGTTTATGCGGGGCATTTGAGCCGAACCTTTAAATATATGATACGACTATTTATTATTTGATACCAATGGGTCTTGGTGATAGAATACGCCGTTTATTTGCTGTAACTGGCAGTAATCCGAATACTCCGGAAGACAAACCACGCAGCTTTGGAGACGGTGTAATAAGAAGATTGAAACTTTCCCACAGTCAAGGGATGAGAAATTATGAACAGCACATAGGTGATAATAGAACCTATATGAATGTTTATCTCGCAGACCCAATTGTACGTTCCTTAATCGACCTTCCTTGTTTATACGCTGTTAAAGACGGATACGACATTGTTACGGAAGATGAACAATTAAGAGAAAAAATAGAGAAGATGTTTGTCGATATTAATATTGATATGACAATCTACGGTTGGCTACGTAATGCTCGAATCTTTGGTTCAGGCTATTTGGAATGGACTGGAGACAACCTACTGCTAAGGTCTTCTCAAAATATGTACGTTAAAAGAAACGAGCACGGTCAAGTAATGTGGTATTATCAATCCATAGGTGCTGACCAAGAAGATGTTCGTTTTAACCCTGATGAAATAGTTGAGTTACAGAATAACCCATTTGATGATTATGCATATGGACTTTCTGACATACATACTATTTTATACTTAGTAGACCTTAAAGATTATGCAGAGCGTGACATCGGTGCCGCTCTTAATAAATATGCGGTCTCACGTTTCGACATTTCCTGCGGGTTGCCTGATATGCCCTATGGTCCTGATAAGATTAACGAAATTGTTGAAACTTTTAATACTTTAGAACCCGGTGAAGACATAATTCACGGTAATGATATAGAAATTAAAGAACTAGAAGATACTGACCGTGCCTTTGAATATGGAAAATACACAGATGATTTATTAGACAAAATCCATATGGCACTAAAGGTACCAAGAACAATGTGGTCTAACCCTGCAGAGGCAAGACCAATTTTTGAACCTTATGTCAAATACTTACAAAAAGCAGTAGAATCTTCTATCAATTCACAACTTATGCCTCAATTAGGAGACGCACGATTTGTGTTTAGACAATTAAATGTAGAGGATGCATTTACCAAAGCTAAGACTGATATGATATACCTATCTGAAGGGGTATTAGCATCAGGAGAAGTAAGAGCTGAAAGAGGACTTGACCCTAACGGAACAGTTCAAATACAGCCTACAGACCCTAATGTGAACCTAAGTGGTGGGAAGAATCAAGATAAATCAGAAGAAGGTAAACGTACCGAACAAAGATTATCTAAAAACAAAACTGGAAATAAAAGGAAAGGTAGTGGCGTAAAAAAAGAATTGGTAATTGAGGAGAAAGTATGAGTACGTATCAACGATGTGTATCAGAGTTAAGTCCCCGACTCAAGAAAAGAGGGTTAGGAGAACCTGAGACTATGGCTCAGGGTATGTGTCTAATGTGGGCAGAAGAAAATGGTCAAGAGAAAGAATTTGGAATCACTAAGAGTGCTGAGACCCAAAGACAATTCGCTATGGATTTCAAATTAGATGTTGAGAAGATTAAACAATCAACCAACAAAAAAGCTGATATGTGGGAATTTCCTATTAAAGCTATTACATCAGGCCGTCACGACTACGAAGTAGATGGCGATGACCAGAAGGTTTTTATCGAACCTAGCATTCTTAGAGAGAGTTTAGACTCTTTCAATGAATTGCCTATATATTACACTCATCAAAGGACGCCAGAAGATTTAATCGGAACGGCGATTAACCCTGAGATTGAGGAATTAGAGAACGGAAAGGTGGCAGTAACGATGACGGCTCAGGTATATGAGCCAACAGAGAGGACTGCAGAAGTGATTGAAAAAGTAAAAGACGGTGACATCACCCACGTCAGTATTGACTGGTTTTCAAAAGATGTCGATGTTATGGGTGATTCATACGCCACTAACATCAGACCGGTTGAGGTTTCATTTATAGACAATGAGATAGCAACACCCGTCTGTGGGGAATGTACGATTGACACGGAATGTGGCACACAAACTGAAAGAGAATTTGCCGAAGACAAAGACGACTGTCCTTGTGGAGGCCATTCAGAGGAAGCGTGCCAATGCACCCACGACGGTGAAGAAAAAGAGGTAGATAATATGAGCGAAGAAGTTGTAAAAACAGAATCTGAAAAAATATTAGAAAGAGAGTTTGCATCATATAAGAAACAACTGGAAGAAGTTTCGTCCGCCCACAAAGAGTTAGAAGGTAAGTACGAAGAAGCCAATAAACTCGTTGCAGAATTCCAAAAAGCAGAAGAGGAGAGACAGGTTACAGAAGCAAAGCGCGTCAAAGACGAACTTGTTGGTAACGTTATCTCTAAAGAGCTGTTATTAGGAAGATGTGAAGAGGATAAAAAGGATGCTCGTAGTGAAGAATTAGCTCAATGGGAAGACAATAAACTTTCAGGGTTTTATGAAGCATTAGAATCTATGCCAATGCCGGAGACCGAAAAGACTTTTGGTAAAGGTATTGCAAAGGATTCGGAAGAAAAGGCTGTAGAAGCCGAACCTGAAACAGAAAGGATGTTTTCTATGAAGAATGGAAAGATATCTTTCTCTGGGAGACAGGTCAAATAAATAGAGGAAATTATAGATGGCAACAGAAATAATAATAAATGATGGCGGGGCACCCGCAAGAATTTTACCATTTATTGCAGGTGAAACTATTGCAGCAGGGGACTATGTAGGTATGGAAAGTACCGGTAAAATAGGACCTATTGATGTTAGTGGAGCTAGAGGATTGGGAGTATCGCTTACAGCGGCCACTTCTGGTGATGTAGTAAACGTGGTAACAGGCAAGGGAGTTATTATGAACACATTTTGTTCAGGAACAATAGCTGCCGGAGCAGAACTGACTATGGGATTAGCAGCAGGTATGTATTTAGAAGCAGCAACCACAGTACAGAAAAATTTAGGACAAGTAGTAGCAATATATGTAGATTCTGCATTAGCTCCTGCTGATGGACTATCCCTTAAAAAGGTGGTCTTCTAGAGGTGAATAAAATATGGTAACAGCACAAGAAGGACTATTAACGTCCAATAATACTGGTTCATACGCAGCAACAGGTGGTACAGGAGAAAGAGTCCTTATTGATTATAAAGACGCACTTATCGATTACAGAATGACCGATATTCCTGCAATCAGTTTGTTTACAGAACGTATGACAACTGACACTGGTGGAGACATAGATATTACATTTGGTCTTCCATCAATGGCTATGGAACAGATAGACGAAGGTTCAACACCGAAATACCAACACACCAAGATGCGCTCTGAAAGAGTGGCAGTCAGGGAGTGGGGTATTGCAGTAGGTGTAACCCGAAGAATGATAGAGGATTCCCGATTCAACGAAGTTGAGTTGGCCCTTAACGAAGCACGTCGCGCAGTAGACAGACATTTGGAAAAACACGTAGTTTATGCCTTGATGGGTCTTTATGACTCCACTCTAGGAACTGGACTAAGTTCAGCAAACATTGGTGTCAACTCTGCTGAAGGACCTGCAACATCATCCGTAACCGATTTTTCCGCTAATATATATGGTGGATTCATCGCTAGCGGTGGTGCAGTAGGAACTGGACGATTGTATGACTACGGTTTAACAGCAGCTGACCAATTGCAAAAATCACACTATGTGACCGCAACTGACGCAACTGCAGGAAAACTAAGGTTAGCCGATATTACCAACGCAATTGAATTGATTGGAAATATGGGATACAACGCAGACACGATATTTATATCACCTGCACACTACAGGTCTCTATTAGACTTGGCTGATTTCACAACCGCTATCAATGGCGCAAGTGTAGTCAACCCGGGTCCACGAGATTCTGGTGGTCAAATGGGTCTATTTGAAGAGACAGCCGGTAACGGACTTGTCGGACAAATATACGGTCTAAACGTTTTCACAAGTGCTTGGATACCTGCCTCAAGGTTTGGTGTCTTCGATTCTAGTGTAAAGCAAATGGCCTACGTCGAAAGACGTGCCTTAACTGTTGAAGAAGCAAATCCCGGATTCGGAATTGTCGGTTCATATATGTCTATGAGATACGGTCTCAAAGTCATCCGACCTGAAACTGGTGTAATTGTAATCAACACCGCTTAAGTAGAATAATCGACTCTTCGGAGTACGGTAAACAGTTGGAGGTCTGTTCAAAACCTCCACAATCTTTTTTAACCTAGGCAACCTAGGTATTATGTATGCCACTATCGAAAAGAATATTACCACACGGAAAGAAATCCCTTAATGCCACTTCACCTAACTATTATACTGCAACAGGTACATTAGATGATAATAACATTTTAACAGGGACAACTAACAGTGGAAGTAAAACTTGGACAGCGAATTTATCAGCTTTAGCTGGTGGTGGCGGTGGAACACCCGGTGGTTCTACTACACAATTACAATATAACAATGGTGGTGCTTTTGCTGGCGCTGCTGCGATGACATATGATAGTACTGATGAAAAATTAGTATTAACAAGTAGTGTAGCTGGTAAATTTTCTTTAAAATTAAAAAACAGTAATAATAGTTCTGTAGTTAACGGATTATTAATTGCTGATGACGCTGATGGTTCTCGATTAGCAATTGCTCATAGTAATGTGGATAACGAAAATAATATTTGGGGATATGAGAACATCCCTATGAAGTTTGCTACTAACGATACCGAAAGAATGAGAATTGCAGGTGGTGGTAATGTAGGCATAGGCACAAATGGTCCTAACGCAAAATTACACGTTCAAGGTGATGTATTAGTTTCTGGTTCTTTAACCTTATCAGGAACTGCTTTAGGTGGTAGAATAGGTTTTGCTGATACAAACGAAGTGGGACTGTATGCTGGCACTACTGAACAAATACGTTTAGGAGTTTCTAATTCATACCTGAAAGGTACTAATTGGGTTTTTAACGGTGGTGGATATTTTAGGGTAAATGGCACCAAACAATTACAGTTCGGAGATGACGAACATTATATTTATAGTGATGGTACTGATTTAATATTAAAAACTGTCACAACAGCTACTAATGGTATAGTAATAGATTCTAAAGTAGATACAACCCAAAAGATAGATGGAACCACTGTAGCTACTTGGACAAGCACGGGATTAGGTATAGGCACAACTCCACCAGAAGCTTTACTACACGTTCAAGGAACCTCTGA